CATGAAAGCACCATGTGTTGATGGATTAGATACAAAGTCAAATGCAATCAATTCAAAATCTGGTTGAACTTCTTGAGCTCCGTTTTCTTGTACTGTTTCTACTGAACCCATACCACGAGAACTAATACCTAGCTTGATACCAGATTTAAATAATTCTTTTAATATATTACCCGATGGTGTACTAAGTACCTCTACTTTACCCATCAAATTATCACCTTCCCAATGCATATCTTTTATATTATGAGATACATTAGATAAATTGACAACCGAAGATTCAGGATGGTCTAGTTCACCCATAGCTCTACGTTGTTTAATAAATTCTTTTGTATATTTGTTTGCTTCACGAACAAGGACTTCTCTTGGATATATTCTACCATTTTGATTTTTTGCCTCTGCACGTTGTAGTACACCATGAACTATTAATTTTCCATTATTTTCTTTCATGGATTCATTAATATGTTCTGGCTTAATTTCAAATGGTAAGTAATCTACTATTAATTGTTTCATTTTTAATCCTTCTCCATCATTATTTCTGTTTTAAGACTTTCCAATTGTTCTATCCATTGGTTAAGTCTCCTAATCATATAATTCTTATCTACATCTTTTTTCTGTATCTCTATTTGCCATCTTTTTAACAAAGTTGAAATACTAAAAAGAGTGTCCATATAGGACTTCTTTTTATCATCGAATGCCATAGTAAACTAGTTATTTTAACTGTCCTACTTTGTTTGCTAGTTTTACTAACCTCTCACTTATTTTATGTAACGCTTTATGTGTATTTTTCCAATATGACTGTGAATCTACATTCAATTCGTTTTTTAATTTAACATTCATATCAATGAGTTTACTTAATTCATTTAATGAATTACGAACTTCTCTCATTGACTTTCCAATTTTTTGTTTAGGAGTCATTGACTCATCATTTTTATACTGATGATACTTTCCCTCATTTACAGATTCTTTAACCATATCGAATGGAAATGATGGTGTCTGTGACATCTTCAAACCTCTATTCTTTCGATAATAAGTTTTTCCTTTATCTGTATACCATATAACTTTTTTACCTTTATTAGAACCCGATACAAATCTTCCACTAACTCTCAAATCGTTTTTACTTAGTATCACATATCTACCATATTTACCGAAATCAAGACTTCCTGTTTTCGGTATATCTTTCCATTTCTTTATTTTAGCTTCATTTACGGATTCTTTAACTTTCATATATCCACCAGCTTGAGCAATCTTTTTCTTTTTCTCTTTATCTTTCTTACGACCACCATAGAATGCATATGGTGTCCTCGGTGGCCCCTCTCCACCATCAAGATTACCTGTGACAGAAGCTTCTTCAAGTTCTTGTTTTATAATTTCCCTAATATAGTCTTGTAATTCACTAACGCTCATGGACATTTTTAATCTCCTTAATCAATTCATAGTATCTCATAAGAGTTAAAACTTGTTTTTCACTAACCACCTTACCTTTGGTTAGGTTTTCTATTTGATTTATAGCCTCAGTTAATTTAATTTTTGTTATTTTATCATTTACTTGTGGTAAGTGATTTGTTAATTCTTTTTTCATAGTTACTACTTCAACATCAACAAAATCACGTAATGAATTTGTATTACTTACATTGTTTATGTAATTTTTTAATAAATTACGTTGAGATTCATTTAAATTTTTATATTTACTATTGAATTTATCGACTAATATTTCATATGCAAGCAATCTTAAATCTTTATCGGATTTACTATACTCGTTTAATACCTTTTCCTTAACTTCTTTACTAGTAACTTTTTTACTTGTTATATGTTCTAACACAGTAAACTTAGAATTGACAGTATCATCTGGTTTATACTCGGTATCACTTGTTTCAACTTGAAATACATTAGAAATGGATGCTAATATTCTATAATTTGGAATACGACCATTAAAAAAATCAGTTACGTTATAATTTTCTTTGATTTCCTTAATTAAATTATATTTTTCACGGCGTAATCTTGAATTACTTAAC